GCATTTGCGGCTTGCGCCTTTTGATCGAGGCGAATGCCTCGTTCGTATGGCAGTTCTGCCATTTTTTTGATGCGGTCGAGTTTCACTTTCGACCAGACATCCGGGTGATGGTCTTTGAGCCATTTGTAGTAGAAGCGAGGGACCGGATACTCCTTGCCATCCATAACCACTGAGTCAGCGGGAAAGATTTCGGACCAATGTCGTTCAAGCCAACGTAGTCCGATTGCTGGTTTGAGGGATGATGTTTGGAACTCCGGGCAAAGCTGCCATATTTCTCCGGTTTTTTCGTCGAGTCGTTCATAGGGTCGTAGTCCTGTAGTTGGGTCGATGGAGTCTGCCGCATAGCTTTTAAGCTTGTCGGCGGTGTAGTGCGCCACATACCGGGCGCATGAGGGATCGAAGTCGGTAAACACGATTCGACCACGTTTTGCCCACGCGTCCTTGAGGATCGGGTGGGTGTATTGGATATGTCCTTTGTCGGACAGATCAATGGGGTATCGCTTGGATGGCATCCAACCGAAGATAATAGCGTGATAGTGAGGCCGGCCCTTTTTGGTCCCGTATTCGCCAGCGGCGAAATATCGGATAGGCCGGTCTAGTTTTTTTCTGAGGTTTTTCCAAAAGAGTTGCAGGTCTCTTTTGTCGAGGGATCCGGAAACCGGGACGTGCTGCTCGTCATAAGTCAGTGTGACGAAGCATGACACGTGGTGCATTTGGGATTCGTGGTAACAACGGATAGCCCAGTCACGTGCGTGGTCAGCTTTACATCCATTGCACATGCCGCAACGGATATGGATAAGGCCAGAGCGGCCAAGAGCTTTCTTGACACGCGTGAATGTGACTTTGCCCTCGGTGTTGAGGTACGCTGGTTTTGGGTAGAGACAAGCCATAATTGTCCTTCCTGTGGGGTCCGGTACTGGGTCGAGTGCCGGGCCCTTTTTGTTTTAGAGACGGATGCCGCCGCGCATGACGCCGCGGGGCATGTTCTTGTTGTGCACCTTCTGTGCAGTTTTGGAGAAGAGCTTTTTGCTCTTCGATTTCTTCATTTTTTGGCGTTTCTTCATAAAATGACCCCTTCGGGGAATTGTTTGTTAGTGCGGTGACCTTAGCATAGGTGGTGCTGTGTCACCTAGCAGTATATATACAAGAGATATACTGCTACGAATCCCCATCCGTGGCGGTGCTTTCAGCAGGGGATTCGGGGGCCTCAGGGGCCCCAGATTCGCCTATTGGCTCATCATTTGTTTCTGGTTCGGGCTCTCGCCCGAGCTCGTCGAGATCGAGCGTGCCGGCTTCCTGTTGGGACCGGATTTCAGCCTGAGTACGAGCGGCCTCGAAAAAGTCCATTTCGGGCGCGTCGCCGTATTGGGGCTGAGTTCTCGGAATGTGGTTGATCATTCCGGTTTGCGTGAAGGTCTTCACGATATTATTCACATCGCATTCGGCCTTGAACGATTGCCGAGTCATTCCCTTTTCAGGGAATCGAATTGCGTGTGGTCGCTTGCGCTTAGTAGAGGTTTTGGACACGTTGCCACTCCTTGCGTAGTTGAGCTTCCGTTGGTGTTTTGCCGTTGTGTTTCTCGCTGTAGTCGAGAATCCACTGTTCCATGTGTTGTTGGATCGTCCCCATTGGGACTTCTTTCGCGGTTGACGGTGTTTCGATACTGGACTTGCCTGATCGGCCCGTGGTCCAGTCGTTGACCTTGTTCATGAGGTTGGAGATCCGCTGACCCAGCGGAGTATCCGCGAAGGTTTTACCCGGGTACGGTTCACCCTTCCCGGGTTGGTCTGTCGGCATGCCGAATGTTTCGGCGCCCTTTCGGACGCCCTTTTCGGCAGCCTTTTGAATACCGAGGACGATGCGAGCCCGATGCGCCTCGGGGGCGATAATGTCGCCCTGCAGTTTGGTGTTGCGCACTTGCGCCATTGTCTGGGCTGATTGGAGTGCGCTCGAGACGCCGGCGACGCCGGCTGCTCCGATGTTTTGGGCTTGGCCCATTGCGCCGCCGGGCGATGACGCGGGCGACCCCAACGCGATAATACGATTGAGTCCCGCTTTCTCAAGATCGGCGGCTGCGCGTTGATACGCGGTGGATGACATGCGCTCTTGAAAGCGCATTTGTTCGCGAGCCATTTCCTTGCTCGCTGTTTGCTGTTTGGATGCGCCTAGCGCGGATGCTATACCGCCTATTGCTGCTCCTGCTATCGCGGGCCATGGCATGTTAGTTCACTCCTTGCCTAGTGTTCTCATCAGTCACTTTCGTTCTACTTTCGTGCCAAAGATGAAAAACATGTTCGGCAGGAAGTGGATGAATCAGAAGTGGTCTATTAGGCCCGGTACTCCGTAGAGAGGCATGGGGCGGGCGCAGCGCAGTTTAAAGTACGCATCCAGCAGCATGTGAGGTTCGCCGGGAACAGCGATTACCCTGTCCAACGGCGGATTGTCCTGAATGAAATCAGTCCCTAGAACCGGGAGATTGTCGAAGTCTTGGGCCAGATGCCAAACGTCGAGCGAGGCCGACGCGGTGCTTCGCATGACGTTAGTCACCTGACTTGGGCGGTAACGATACTCGCCCCACGCTTCTTGGTAGCCAAAGACATTATCGTCCTGGGCGGAACCCTGAAAGAAGATCTCTTGATTCAGGATAGCTTGTTCGCCCAGGTGGCTGAGAGCGGGGAAGTAGAAGTCGAAACGGCTCTGACGCGACCACAGCCGGTTGATACCTTGCTGGTAAGTCAGATCGGCCCGAATATTAACGAGCCCGATCACATAACCGTGTTCGACGAATGACTTCGTAAAGCCTGATCGTCCCGCGACAGTGCCCATAGCCGCCAAGTTACCTTGCGGGGTTGTAGAAACCGGGCTCGACTCATACGCAGAAGTCGAGGTCTGGGCGACAGGCGAAATGTTCACCATTTGGCTGGAACCACCGAGAAACTCGGGGCGCTGCAAACGCGCATCGGGAGAAGTTACGCCAAAGTGTGATTTGAGGATCTCGACGTAGCGAGTACCGCCGCGAGCATCGCGCTCAAGCAGTCGCTGAATCTGAAACGACTGGCGGAGTTGATTGATGGTAAAGCCCGTGGCACCGGAAAGATCGGCATACAAAAGGCCGGTCTCGTTCGCAGCCGGCGCAGCTTCCTGTTGAATGTTCGTGGCATTTGCCGCGACTTCCAACTGATGCGCTACGCCGCCTTGTCCCTGATGGACGGAGTGATAAAGCGAACCAGTGGCTGGGCCAAAAACTGGTGCCGAGTCCCCCAAGGGGACGGTAACCGGATCGCCTTTTTGCGGCCACGGAAGGGCAGAGGTGAAGTAGTCGTGACGCTTGCCACGATTACGAACGGAATATGCGTTCGAGTCAGGGCCGTCGTCCGTGAATACCAGAAGCGAATCTTGGAGGTTTTGGTCGCGGAACCATTCGTTAAATATCAGGTTATAACCACGGAACGGCAGCGCGCTGTGCGTAATCTCAGCGACGTCGGTCGGAAGGCCGAAGTAATCGCCTAAGCTCCCGATCGAATAACCAGTCGAAGACGTCCGAGTCGGGATATTAAAAACGGTCGAGTCCGCCGGGTTGTCCTGCGAACCCATGAATTTTTCCCAGTTATCCCAGACGAGCCTATTCGGCACGAAGAACCAAAAATCTTCGAGGTACAAATTATCGAGAATGGGTTTCAGGGGAGTCGCAAGACGCCCGAAATAATTAGCGTTGAGGTTGAAAGTGTCGCCGGGAAGCACCTCATCGACGAAAATCGGTACGAGCTTCCCGGCGTCAAACGCCGTTTTCAGCGTGGATGTGCGGTCGAAGCTACTCCTCGGTATCTCCGCCTTCGGAACTTGACTGAATGTGTGTGACTTGCTTTTCCCGTACTTCCGCGCCATTAGGTTTCTCCGTATCGAACATGTCCAAGTTCTCGGAGTCTACCTCTTGAACGTACTGGACACCAAGGCCCAGTGAGGTCGGCGTGGATTTCGGGTGGATTTCGCCGGTCTCGTCGTCGAAGTTACCCATATGGAAAAGCGTGTAATCCTCGGGGTGCTGCGCGAATTGGTGGTCTTTTGAATTGACACAATCGCCGAATACGCGCTTGGCCATTTCAACCCGAGGGAGAATGAAGGGCGGCAGGAACGCGTGTGCTTTTGCGTCATGGATCGAGAAGATTGAATGAATCATGAGATTTCCTTGTTGTGGGTGGGTCGCTTGTAGCGAGTTAGTTTTGCT